GAATTTTTGGCAATGGGTATACGTCCATGGCCACGTTGCGAGCAACGAGACGCATGGTTGTATCAATATCATCATCGGGTAGAGACAAAGCGGAATACATGGTGTATGTTCATCCAATAGTGGGGGTTACCCCGCAAGGTAACATCAGGCGAGAGATATGGCAAACAAAACTCCAAACCATAATATTGGTCTACTGCGAGTTGTTCCGGGGGCAGAACTTGACGAACAGATCGCAGCCAAGGACAAGGCCGATTATAAGGCGAGGACAGAGGCATCCCAGCCATCTCAAGCCGAAAACAACCTTGCATCTCACGTCCGAACCATCTGGGAGCAGATGAAGCGTCACAGGAATGGCGGCTCGGGCTGGAGTGATCGCCTCCTGTATGCCTTGCGCACCTTCAACGGTGAGTACGATCCCGAGAAGCTTGCCCAGATCAAGAAGTTTGGCGGGTCCGAAATCTATGCCCGCATTGTTGCCATGAAATGCCGTGGCTCCTCCTCTCTGCTTCGCGATGTCTACCTTACACCGGACAGGCCGTGGGATATTGATCCTCCGGCTGATCCGGACGTTCCGCAGGAGATCGTGGAGAAGATCGCCCAGCTGGTAATGATGGAAGTGCAGCAAATGGGCATGGCCGGCCAAAATGTGCCATCCAGTGCCATTCGTGACCGCATGGCGCAGCTAATGGAGGCAGCGCGTGGGGCAGAGATGAAGCAGGCACGCAACCGTGCCAAGATGTCCAAGGAAAAGATTGACGAAATTCTGGAAAGTGGTGGCTTCTACAAGGCACTAGCCGAATTCATCGTTGACCTTCCGCTGTTTCCGTTTGCCTGCATCAAAGGTCCAATTGTCAAGATGGTGCCCACGGTGAAATGGGCGCAGGGACAGCCGGTTGCCACAGTGAGCCCGCGCCTGTTCTGGAACCGCATCAGCCCGTTTGATATCTGGTTTACCCCCGGCGTGGCGGATATCGAAGATGCTGCCGTTATTGAACGCAGCCGCGTCACACGCGCCGACCTTAACGACTTGCTCGATCTGCCCGGTTACAACAAGGAGCAGATCAGGGCAGCGTTGCAAGCCTATGGCCAGTCTGGCTATGTGGAGAATGTAGAAGGTGGGGAGAGTGAGCGAGCGCAGTATGAGAACCGTGAGAACCCCAACCAGAACAATTCTCTCATGATTGATATGCTGGAATATAATGGCAACGTCCAAGGGCTGTTGCTTCTTCAGTATGGCATGGAGGTCGAGCAAATACCGGACCCCATCAGGGACTATATGGTGCAGGCGTTCATCATTGGGCGCTATGTGATCAAGGTGCAGTTGTCCCCGAGCCCGCGCAAGCGTCACCCATACTACATTACATCGTTCGAAAAGGTCCCCGGTACCCCCGTGGGCAACGCACTGCCGGATATCCTGTCAGATATTCAGGAAGCATCCAACGCCACCCTTCGTGCGCTGATCAACAACATGTCCATTGCCTCCGGCCCACAGGTTGTTATCAGGGACGATATGACCGATGGCAGTCAGGACAGCGATGAGCTGTATCCGTGGAAGCGCTGGCACGTTCAAGGGGACATGATGGGCGGAGCCGGCCAGACCATCAAACCCGTAGATTTCTTCCAGCCGACGATGAACGCACAGGAGCTGTTGGGTGTCTATACTAAATTTGGTGAAATCGCGGATGAGCTATCTGCTATTCCTCGGCATATGTCAGGTGCCAATCCCGGTGGCGGTGCAGGACGAACTGCATCGGGCTTGGCTATGCTCATGGGCAACGCCTCCAAAATCCTCCAGACAGTAGCGGCTAATATCGACCGTGACGTGATGGAGCCGCTGCTTATCTCGCTCTACGATATGGTCATGTTGACCGATACCACCGGCATTCTTAACGGTGATGAGAATATCCGTGTCATGGGTGTCAATGTCGCCGCCCAGCGTGAAACCCAACGCCAGCGCCAGCTTGAGTTCCTGCAAGTCACAGCGAACCCAATGGATGCCCAGATCATCGGTATCCCCGGCAGGGCGAAGGTCCTTCGATCCGTCGCGAGTGAAATTGGACTTGACGGCGAGGGCATTGTACCCCCAGATGATCAACTTGCGGCCTCGATCCAGCAAACGCAGCAATCTGGCGTCGCACCACAGCCACAAGGCGCGGGGGGAGGGCAGGCCCCATCTCCGGCGTCACCCGCACCAAGAGCCAACACAGTTCAATAGGAGCATAACATGGTTATGAAGAACAAGCAGCTTTCCATGAAGAAAAGCAAGACAATCCCGAACGAAGGCAAAGGCCACATGATGAAGGGCCAGCACACCGGTACGCAGAAGCCCGGTGCCACTTCGCAGGAGAAGGGTGCCAGCGGCGGCAAGTTCGCCAAGGGCGGCAGCGCCAAGATGTTCAGCTTCGCCCCGAGCAAGCCGAAGAAGCCGGGAACGACCGGCGTTTAAGTTACCACAGGAGGTAACCATGGCAGAGAATGAAAAGAAGGGTGTGCCCACAGTCGCACCCAAATCCAAAGGCGTTGAGCGGCTTCCGCCCAATACCAAGGCCCAGACAGTAGCTGGTGATCTGTATGACCGCCAGCGCTCGCAGTATTCGAAGAACCCTCCCCCCACGGAGGACCCGTTTTTCGGGTGATGCAATGCAACAGCAACCGCCACACGTAGTCCTAACACAAAGGGCCGCAGCACTTGCTAGGATAGCCCCAGATCAATGGCGCGATTTCCTAGCGGCGCTCGCGGACTTTCGAGACCACCACCGCGAGAACCTAGTCAACTCGCCGTTGGACACACTTCCGGTAAACCAAGGCCGTGCCTCAATATTGACGGCATTAACCAAAAGTTTGCAGGAGTGTGTGCCCAATTCCGAGAAGATGACCAAATAAGGAGCCTTTGAAATGGCATACAAGCGTCAACATCAGAACCTTGCCCCCGTTGATACGGATGTTCAACTCCCTGCCGCTATTCGTGCTGCCGCTGCTAGATCAGCTGCCTTGCATCAGGAAGCCTATGAAACTCCGGAAAACGGGCAGGAACATAATGGGAAAGAGCGGGAACAGGAAGAAACCAAGCCAGCGCCAGCGCAGGAAGAACCCAAAGCGGGAACAGAAGAAGTTCCTGCCCCGGCACCTGCTGGTGAGGGCGGCGAAGACTTCAGGCATATGTATCTTTCCATGAAAGGTCGCCATGAAAAGCTGGAGGAGACGGTACGCCAGCTCACCCGCCAGCTAGGCGATCTCAGGGCAGACAACGAACGTCTCGCCCGTCAGCCGGTACCGGTCCCCGTGGCCACGCCGGAGAACACTTTCAAGTCCCTCACCAAGGAGGAGCGTGAAGCCTATGGCGAGGACTTCCTCGATGTAGCCACCAGAGCAGCCGCCGAAAAGTTCAGCCCAATCATTGACAGCCTCAAGCAACAGATCGTGGATTTGGGCGGGAAAGTGGAGAGCACGGCGGCAACTGCGTACAATACGCAGACCCTCACCATGAACGAATACCTCACGTCCCAACTGCCGGACTGGAAAAAAATCAATCGTGATCCCAAATTTCTTGCTTGGGCGAACTTGCGCGATCCTTATTCCGGTGCTATACGTTTAGACATGTTGAAGAAAGCCCACGCTTCCGGCGATGCCGAACGGGTGCTGAACTTCTTCAAAGGTTTCCTCAGTGATGAGGCTGTCGCGGACCCCGCAACGACGATCAAGCAGGACCATGTCCCTACACCGGGAAAAGTCCCCCTCGAAAGTCTGGCGGCACCCGGCAGAGCCAAGGCACCGGCAGCATCCGCGCCCCCCGGTGAAAAGGAAACCATCTCACGCGCCCAGATCGCCAATTTCTACCGGCTGGTAAACCAAGGTTTCTACCGGGGGAATGAAGAAGAAAAGAACCGCTTGGAAGCGGAACTTTTCCTCGCAGAGCGGGAAGGGCGGGTAATCGGCTAACCTTCCTTTTTGCTGGAGAGTATCATGGCATTTCCTGTAGCGGGTGCGGGAACAACCCCCCCGATCTATCCTACCGGCTCCGCTGGTAACGGTCTGAAAGCCGCAGGTTTCATTCCCGAAATCTGGTCGGGCAAACTGATCGAGAAGTTCTACGCTGCAACTGTCCTCGCCGCCATTTCCAATACGGACTATGAAGGCGAGATCAAGAATGCCGGCGACACGGTGAAAATCCGTACCAAGCCGACGATCACGATCAAGGACTACCGCGCTGATGGCCTTCTCGAACTGGAGCGCCCGAAGGGTTCCGTTATCGATCTGACCATCGACAAGGGCAAGTATTTCAATACTATCCTTGACGACGTCATGGAAGTTCAGTCTGATCTGAACAACATGTCGATGTGGTCGGATGATGCTTCCGAACAGATGAAGATCGTCATCGATACGGAAGTTCTTACCGGCCTTCTCAATCAGGCAGCGTCCCCGGCCAACCGTGGCGCGACCGCTGGCAAGGTGTCCGGCGATATCAACCTCGGTGTTACCGGCACTCCGCTTGCCGTCGTTCCCGATGACGCCGCCGTTGGTGAAGTTGACGTTATCGACGTTCTTCTTCGCCTCGGCCAGACCCTTGATGAGCAGAACATCCCCGAGCAGGGACGTTGGGCAATCATCCCCACTTGGATGAGCACCTACATCAAGAAGTCGGAACTTCGTCAGGCATACCTGTCCGGCGATGCTGTCTCGATGCTGCGTAATGGCCGCATCGGCATGGTGGATCGCTTCACCATCTACGTCTCGAACCTGCTACCGCAGGGCGTCGCAGCCGGCCTAGCAGCTGGTGAAAGCGCCGTCTACGCTGGCCATGCCCATGGTCTTACCTTCGCATCGCAGATCAACAATGTTGAAAGCATGCGTTCGGAAATGACCTTCGGCACGATCCTTCGCGGTCTTCAGGTCTATGGCTGGAAGGTCATCGATCCGGTCGCGCTGGCACAGGCCATCGTTACCAAGGCATAAAGGTTACCTCCCGTGGTAACCCAATTGGAGGGCGGGCCGTTGTGCCCGCCTTTCTTTTATGTTACGTTTCTCGTGATGAGAGAGACCCCCCATGAAGTTTATTCAGGACTACATCAACGCAGCCCGTTTCCAGCTTCAAGACTTAGCTGATGGGCCTTACCGATATTCTGACGATGCCCTCGTATTGGGGCTGGAGATTGGCTTTGACGAAGCCTATCGCATACGTCCGGATATATTTGTAAAGGAAGATCAGCCAGTGCTGGTTGGCCAGCCACTGGACACCACAGTAGTTCCGGCCCCTCGTGGATATCAGATGGCTTTCATCTACCATATGTGCGGGTGGGTCATGCTGTCTGATCAGGAGGACACGCAAGATGCGCGTGCCGGCGTGTTCCTCAATAAGTTCGTGTCCCAATTAACCACTACAGTATCGTGAGGTGATCCATGGCAAAACCTTTTGACCGCCTCATGGAAACAATAAGGCCCCATCTCCCCGGCTCAATGGACAATGCTATACGGCAGGAACTGTTTGCAGTTTGTGAGGATTTCTTCACCAACACGAATGTCTGGAAAGAAACGCTGGATTTTGTTCTTCCTGCCAACACCAAAGAAGTTGAGATCATGCCGTATACCGGCAGGATTGCCAGACTGATTTCGGTGACAAAGGATGATATTGCGGTGAATGGTGTTATTCTTACAGACCCTGTACAGGGAACTCTTCTATTTCCTATCGATGCGCCAGACGCTGGGGACTATGTTGCTCTTGTATCGTTGACGGTATCTGACCCCATCAGCCGTGATGCATACCCCATTGTCCCCGTCGATCTGATGACACGCTTCTGGAAGGATATCATGGAGGGCACCCTAGCCAACATGATGGCCCAGCCAAGCAAGCCTTACACCAATCTGGCACTGGCGGCTTATCACCAATCCAGATATAAGGGTGGCAGCGCTC